GTTCTCACCAATAATCAATGTCGTCTTGTTTCTTAAAAAATCAATCTCGGTAAAAGCGTTACCTGTACTTAGGATATTCTTGTACCGAATACATTTGAATGTAATCAAAAAATTACTCCAGAGTTAGAGCCTCAGCATATAAATTATGAAACAACCCCTTGAGTTTCTTCTTACTCACGGCAGTTTCAATCTGATCGACGTAACCTTCAAGCATCTCAATAGTGCTTTTAGCTTCATCTATTATACCGCTTTCGTCGTCCATGTCAAGGTTTAATAAGTCCTCAATGACCTGTAAATTTTGCACACCTGCCTTTTCAATACGCTCAATGAATAGGTCAAACAGATATGGGTTGCTTTTGTTCTTGACAATGAGTTTGATGTATGCAGCTTCAAATACCGAAAAATCGATATCATCAAGGTCTTCAATCTTCATGCTCGTGTCATCATAGTTGAACTTATGAAACATCTGTAGAGGGTTAGGCACAAACTCCAACTCTCGTGTCTCAGTATCGTATATATGAAAACCTTTCTGGTCTTCAAAGTCACTCCAAGTCATCTCATATGGACAACCAAGATACGAGATGTTACCCTCAGTAGAACGATGATGAAAGTGACCAGAGAAAACTTGGTCGAACTTTTTAAACTCTTCACGGTCAAACCCGCCATCACAGAATGCACCACGATGCATCTCGAAACCATTGAGTTCTAGATGCCCCATCATAACCTGACTCTTCGTATCCTTCACCGCACTCCAACTGTCATTCCAGTTATCAGTACAGATCCATGGTAGCATAAGAATATCAAGCCCGTCAATGTTAATCTCAGTGGGTTTGTCGATTAGATTGATTTCATATTCGCTCGTGCCATACAACTGGTCGATAGCATTGATATCAAGTTTGTTACGAAAATAAATGTCGTGATTGCCGATGATGCACCAGAAATTCATACCACGTTCAGCAATTGGTTTGATAAGGTCTTCATGTAACTGATTAGACGACACGAAATTGATATACTTGCGGCGGTCAACGATATCACCTAGATGGATGATATGGTCAATCCTATTGTCGTCGATGTATGGAAAAAATACTTCATTCCAGAAGCGAGAGAAGAACTTAGCAAACACCTGATTGTCATTACGAGCGCCGAAGTGTGTATCGGTGACAAGTGCTACCTTCATTTATTGAACCTCTTTTCTTCGAAATCTTTTATAAAGATAGATGCATTCTCAGACGCACCCTCGCTGGTTTTAATCATTTCCCTATCCTCACCACTCATGGTAGATTCAAGGTTGAACATCTCGGTGGCTTTGTATTTTGTATAGAGTGCCTTCTTCTCTTTTTCAATACGACGTAGATACGCATAGTAGATGATCTGAGTAAAATAAGCAAATGGATTCGTTGATTTGTCGGGATTAAAATTATTCACATACATGATGCAATTTTCAATACCATCACCAATCATTTCTTCTTTGAATGGGTAATTAATAAAATTTGGTTTGTTTGAAAGCTTATAGGCAATACGCATGATGCAGTCACCAACATAATTTGGGACACGAGGTGGTTCTTTCCCATCTCTTTCTGCTGCTTCACGATTGTCACGATATCTTAGCATCTCTGCGTAGAACCTTTTGTTGTCTACATAATGCTCTCTTTGATTCGGCTTTAGTTTCACATGTATCTCCTTATGAGGGAATATGTCTTATAATATAGTATCACCACCTATGTGTCAAGCGTAAAATAAATTAATTTTTTTGTTGACATGGGGTTGACAAAAGCGTATATTCAGTATGTAGCCTGTTAATGAATAGTACCTTTGATGTTACTTAGTAACTGTGTAATGACATTAGCTGCTGGTGTTGTTGCAGAATACTGATAGTCAGTATCCTGTTTAAACTCTTCAACATCCTTTGCGGTATCAGTTAGATACCGTTCGTAATACTCTTTGATGTCGTCATCTACCATGCCGACTGTTAGAATGTTATTTATGGAGAAGAAAAAACTCTTGCTCCGAGACATTCCATTGAATAATACTGTGAAGAATACCTCACTATCTTCAATGCTGCACACGACTGGATTTTTAAGCAACATGCCATATCCAGTAGCATTAGTGATCCGACCAATAATGGACTGACCATTATTCAGCATGACAATACGATAACGGTCATTCTGTAAGACTTCTTCTGGAAATTCTTCTGGGACATTTTCTTCATCAGCCATTTAACTCTCCAAATCTATTGTGTGAATCTTGTATTCAAACTTTTCTTGATTGTAGATTTTCACTCGTTCATATAAATGCTTTAGTGTATAGTTGATATGCTTCTTGTATTTTAAGTTGTCGCCAATATCAAACAGTGTACATTGGTCTTTATTTTCACTAGTCCTCAACCCCCGACCAATAGACTGAAGATTTCTAATTTTACTTTTAGAAGGACTGGCAAATATAATATTGTGCAAAGCTCTAATGTTAATGCCAGTAGAAAAAGTACCATACGAGGCGATGATAATTGCATTCGTTTCTTTCTCTGTGATTTCTCTTACGGACTCTCTTGTCTCGCCATCAGTACCACCAAAGACAAAGAATACCTTACGGTCTTTGCTTACTTTATTATTTATAAGATCGTAAAGAACCCTTCCATGCTTCTCGACGTACTGAAATAGAACCAGTGTATTACCGTTCAACGATAGAGTTAGATTCTGAATAAACTTATTACGCTTCTCATTGCCAACAATGAAGTCCATCTCCTGCTGATACTTTAATTTAGAATTGTCTTTACAAGTCTGTTCTGAATACTTTAACACCAGTATTCTAATTTTTAAATCTGCGAGTTGGTTACTCTCCATTAAGTCTTTTGTTTTGATGAGAGACTTGACAGGACCAAACAAACCTTCGAGAACGAGTTGGTGTGTCTGTGATCCATCAAGCGTACCAGTGAAACCAAACCGATACTTAATATCTACCATCTTTTCTAAAATAGAGGTCAGCGACTTCGCTTTGAACAAATGTGCCTCATCGCCAATAACGACGCCAAACTGGTCGTAGAACGCTCTAGGCTGCTTGTACACGGACTGCCATGTAGTAATGACTATATTGCTATCAATTTTATTTTTCCACGATTTATCGGTGTCTCCAGTGATTTTTAGCACCTCAAATGGACCCTGATTATAGTCCTCAAAGTCCTTTGCTAACTGGTGCACCAATGAGATAGTCGGTACGATGATAAGTTTTTTGTGTGGATAGAAACGTGTCAGCAGGTAAATCATCAGCGACTTACCAGATCCAGTAGGAGACAACAGCAAGCACCTGTTGTTTCGCACCGCATGTACGAAACCATTGATCTGATAGTCTCTTGGTGTGTGTTTTACCTTGATACTCTGTACAAACTGACCACATTCAAAGACTGAAAATTCGTTAGAAAAATCCAACTTATCCTCAACTTCAACTGTGTAATCCATATTGGCAGCAAACTTCTTGACTTCACCAATCAGACCCTTGTATATTCTAAGCGTATTCAGGTTATAAAGACGGATCTTACCATCCCACATACGAGACTTGTATGCAGGCATGTACTTGTATCCAGGTACATAGAATGAAAAGTGCTCATACAGTTCTTGTGCTGTGCTGCGCTCACAGTCAACACGGACAAACACCTCATCATGTGGTTTGATAATTATATCAGACAGCACCGTTGCTGAACTTTCGCCACTCGATAGCGTTTCTGATGTTCCATTGTCTGCCATTAACTGCCTTCATTATTTCTTCAACCACATCAACGATCTCTTGCTGATATGATGTTCTAAGGTTCAATTCAATCATGTCGGAATCTGTATCGACGTAAGTATGTATCTCTGATTTCAGAACCGTTTTCAGACATGGTTCTCGTTTGATTTCTGCTAAGTCTTCGGGGTTATTAAGTTCGCCTCGATAGTATTCAGCGAGGGTCTTAGCAAGTTGCTGCTTTTTGACTGTAAGACGACGTAACTTCTGTCGCTCTTTTGTGAGGATGTTAAGCCACTTGGCATGAAGATTGGGTATCTTCAAGCTCTCAGAATCTAAATCTACATTGTCCATCTTCACGTCTTCAGACCATAGGTCCATGATTTGATCAATATTCATGTAATATTTTTTACTCCACTGTCCATTACAAAATTAATAAATTTACTTCTTTCGGCATCTTCTATTCTTCTTTCATCCATGTCTTTTTGAATTTTCATACCAAACCACATACCTGTGCCATAAGAAACTGTTATGAGTATAGACGAAAAAAGTATACTCGTAAGCATTTTATTACTCCTAGACTGTTTCGATGGTATAATCCCTATATCTAAATGAGGCTGTTGCTTCTAGGTAATCAATATCAGTAGCAGCAGTGCTGAACTGAAGTTCTGAAATAGACTCTGGAAACATACCTCTAAACTTCACACGAATGTTAGGATTGTATTTACTACTCAAAATAACTAAAGTACCGTCAGATAGGTTGTTTTGATTGATACTGGCATTTTGAAATCTTCTATACTGCTCAGTCGATTCGGGCGATCCCAAACCTAACAACCAATTGTATAGTTCTAAGAAATTCTTCATATCTTCGTCCACTCTAAATGTAACATTAAAAGCACCGAATGTCAACTTTTCTCCTGGGAGTGGATAGTCAATAAGAGGTGTAGGCACATTCACAGCACCACCTAAACTCACATTCGGTAGACTTGCCGTCTGTGAGAAATATGTGACTGTAGGCAATCTGTCCAGAACTAATCTGAAACCAGTTTGACCTAGCATATTTTTATTCGTTGGGTCTGCCATATTTACCTCCTAACAATCTATTTATACAAAAAAAGAGGGGAGCAAATGCCCCCCTCTAGTTCTTGTTGGGTTGTCCCCAATCTTATGATTACATAAGGTTGCTGACACCGACCAAGCGATAGTAGATATTCTTCTTAGCGAAGGCGATAGCACCATCAGCAGCAGATGTTGCAAATGGGTTAGCAACCATGCCATAACGAGTCTTAAACCCGATTTTTGGCTGGAATGTGTTTTCGCCAACGGCACGAACCATTTGCAATGGAACGTATGGGCAGTAGAATAGACCGGCATCAAAAGCACTTGAGCCTTTATAACCTAGTGTGAAATACTGCTTGCCTGAAGTTGATGAGAAGTATGGGTCGATGTAGACACGGATACGACCGTTTAGGACACCAGCGAAGGTGTTACCTGTGTCATCAACGTTTAGATTGTTGCTAAGAGCAGGTGTGTAATCTAGAACACCAGCCATCTGAAGAGCAGAAGCAACGTCTGAAGAACAGATCATTACGTTACCCTTACCACGCCGGGTTGCTTTAGCAATGGCATTTGCTTCACGCTCGATCTGGAAGATCATGCCTTTGAAACGCTCAACACTCCAACGACCGTTGGCATCAACGTCTAGGTCGAAAGTACCAGATGTTGTTACGTTGTCTTGTGCACCAGCAGTAGCGGTGTAGTTGACTGTACGAACAACTTCACGGTTGATTTCAGCAAGAATTTCTGCTGATAGAATGTTTGCTAGTTCTGTTTCAGCGTCAAGACCGTGGATTGCTTTAAGGTCTTGTGCTAGTTCCATTGTGTACTCAGCTTTTAGAGCACGTGAAACTGCTGTGACAGAAACTTTCTCAACACTGAATGCCATCTCTTGGAAATGGTTGTCAGCACCATCACCGAGAGCTTCAGAAAATGCTGTTGTCATACCAGTCTGAACTGTATAACCTGAACCAGATGCACGAGCAGTTGGATCACTACCAGCCTGGGCAGCAGAACCATCAATAACAGCTTGTGAAGCAGTGTTACCTTGAGCAGATGCTGAGAATGAAGTGTCTGCTTCGTTGAATAGTGCTTCTGTGTCACTCTGGTTATTGAAACGTGACCGCATTGCGAAGATAAGACCAGTTGGACCAGTCATTGGCTGGACACCAGCAATATCGTATGCAATCATGTTTGGCATTGAACGACGTACGAGTGAGATAAGCACTGGATCGAAGATGTCGATTGAACCATCACCAGCAACGGATGAAGATGCGCCCATTGCGTTAGTAGGTGCTGCTTCGCCCAATAGTGAAGGCATGTGATAACCACCAGAACCCATGGCAGCTTCTTTAGCAGCCTTTTCCTGGTTTTCTAGTAGAGTGGCAGTTACAGAACGACGATGAACATCTTTGATCTCTGGAAGATCGGCATGTTCAAGAACTGGTTGCCACTTGTTGATTAAACTTTCGGAAAGCATAGATAATACTCCTTTTACGCTTGTTTATAGATTTATTTATAATAATTATTTCTTGACAGTTCTAGAAATTGCGCTCATATACTGTGCCATTTCACCAGTTACCTTTGGTGCGGATGCTTCTTCTTCAAGAGGCTCATCCTCATCAAAAATAGTTTCATTCTGTACTTCTTCATCAATACTTGAATCAAAGTATGTGTCTTTGATCATCTCTAATTTTTCTTTGAAGTCTTCTTCAGAAATAAAGTCAACACCTTCAGCAAGACTTTTTAGTTTCTCTACTTGTGAAACTGTAAGGTCTTCTGAGATATCAGCAACAATAGAACCACGATGCAACTCTTCCACTGATTGTGAAAGTTCAATATTCTTCTGTAGTTCTTTGTTGAGTTCTTCTTCTAGTGAATCGACCTTATCGGAAAGTTCACCAAGAACATCTGCTTTTTCTTCTGGCATGTCGATATAACTTGCTTCGAAGAGTGACTTTAGACCGCCCATAAACTCTTCAGCGATTTCGGTACGAATACCATTCTCGACTGCTAGACGGTTGTTGTCCATCCACTGCTCAACGACATAATCGAGGTAACTGTCAATTTTCTCGACCATCTCTTCTTTGAGTTCATCGTCTTCAAGACTTTTAGCAGTCTGAACATTCTCAATCATATCACCCATTGCTTCGTTGATTTTAGAAACAACGACGGCTTCAAAGATTGTTGTTGCCTTTTCCTTGAACTCTTCTGACAACTCTTCGTCACCGAATAGTGCGGCAACATCATCAGTGAGGTCAATATCTTCAGCAGAAATGTGAGGTGTTTCTGAAATTTCTTCTGCCTCTTCTTCTGAAGCATCCAAATCTTCGTACATCTCTTTCATTTTATTGTATGCTGCGGAGAGATCTGATTTCTTCATATCGCCGTAATGCTTCATCATAGCATTAAGCATACCCATTTTGGTTTGTGGTGCTTTGTCGCCTTGTGACTTGCTGCCTGGGAGTGGTTTGGCTTTAGTGGCGGTTGGCTCAGGTACTTCTGAGGGATCGCCCATAGATGCCTTAAACTCCTGTAGATCAGCAGCGTCTTCAAGAACTTCTTGATTTTCATCTGACATAATACGCTCCTTTACTGTTAGTTTATAATTTATTTATAATAATTATTTATTTACGAATTTATTACAGTCTCTTTAGGAAATTCTCAAAAACCTGTAACTTTACTTGCTCCAAATCTGCTTTACTAGCAGCATGAACCTCTTGTTGTGCTTGCTCAACAAAATGCTCGACCCACTTACCACCTTCATAAACCCATTCAACACCCTCCATAATACCTTCTACGAAAGCATCAGGTGCTGAAGGATCAGCAACAATGTCAGCAGCAGTGGCTAGATAGAAGTCACCTTGTACCTCATTCACGCCATTTTTGCTTTTGAGACTACCCATTCCTCTTGAAGAGACACCAAGTGAAGCGCCTTCTTTGATGAGGTTTTTGACAATGTTTCCATATGGTGAATCCATGATCTTTGCTTTACCCATGAAGTTATCACCTTCTTTGGTAAGAGACTTAATCATATGTGATACACGCTCAAGATTGATTGTTGGACCTTGTGGATGACCCAACTCACCAAACGCACGATTCTTTTCGACATATTCTTTATTGTAACGCTCTACTTCTTTCTCTAGGATATCTGTAGGGTACATGCGACCGTTACGGTTCTTTTGATTTGCTTGCATAAAGATGCCCTCAATGAAGAACTCTTTTTCTCCATCAGCATTTGCTTCTGCGATATACTCAAGATTTTCATATACCTCTTTGATGAGTTTCATCTTACTCTCCTGATACTTTATGTGCTTTGATTGTAATCACACCAGTACCACTTAGTGTCAAGTCTAAGTTGGCAGATAGGTCGCCAGCAAC